CCGGGGTTTGACTAACCCAAGTTATCACAGTGAATGGAAATCAATTTTGATCAATTATCATCCGCTGTTCCAGAAATGGAGGTGTCTTTCGACACAACCGAGTCTCTTAATCCGACTTCATACAAGTACATGCGCTCCCTTAGAAATAAGGTTGGCACATGTGCTTCTTGGTATGTCGTTGAAAGCCCTTTACAGTTAAGTAAGGTCTATCAAATATCGGAAGAAGAGACTCTTAAAGTCACAGAGGCTATGGCAGCAGTACTTGAATTATGTACTATCGTTGGATTGACTAATCCTAGATCTCTGGCGTGGTTAAAGGCTAATCAAAAGAATAAATTCTATTCTAGCGAGAATTGGTGTAAAAACCTTTTTTTCAAACCACGTTTTATATAAAGCAACACATCGCTTATTAGCTTTTGTGGCTCTAAATGGAGAAGGTTCGTGGGCAAAAATCCTTAAATGGAAGTTTGCGGCCTTCTTTGCCTTTCATCGCAATCAGGATATTCCGGAACGACCTAATCTTATCTTCCCAAAAGAAGGTAAAGGTCGACAGAAGGAAAAGGTTTCCAAATTTTGGGACCCTGATTGTTTGTTGTGTGGCTGGGTTAACGACCAGCTGCAGAAATTAAAATCATCCCTTGATAAAGGGGATCGACAGATGTTTTGGCAAATAGTTAATACTTCTCAACAACTTAAGAAAGCAATGCCACCGGTTCCACAATCGATGGTAGATAAATCTGTAGAAGATACCGTAGTAGAGTTGACTTTAAATCCCCTTGCTTTAAAGCAGGTTAAGGATTCGAAGCTCATTATTCAACAGGCATCCCAGTTTTTTGGCGACTTTCTTCCAGGATCGGAGTTTTACTCCCTGGTTACTAAAGAAAAGGTTGTTGATGCATTGAAGAGATCTACGTCCGAATTGTTTCAATTCGAAAAATTAACTTTTGACGATCTCTTTGATCCTTTTTTCCCTTCTACCTCGGCTAATTATATTTGGTCTAGGGGGAAGTGTGGATCTCTTAATGAATTGTATCAGAAAAGCTCTTTTGGGAAAGAGGGCTCGAAAATACTTTTTGGGGAAGAAAGTTGTCTTCTTTCTGAACCCGTGAGTTCTCATTTTGGAGAATTAGGTAAGCATGAGCAGTATACACTATCTATGCAGGAACAGTTAGGTTATGGACCTACCGAAACTGGGACTGTGTTACGAGCAGATATTTCTGAACTTAAGGATTGTTGGAAACAACAATTCTGTAGGTTATTCGAACTTGCGTTATTAGAGAGACCTTTAGTCTCTCCTGTTGGGTTATCTGAACCCCTTAAAGTTCGTGTGATCTCAAAAGGACCACCCCTTTTATACTCCGTTTTAAAACCAATTCAAAAATGGTTATGGAGAACCCTTAAACAACATCGTGTATTCAATTTAATTGGGCGGTATGTTACCGAAGATGATGTTAATAGGATTTTGGGGAATTTAGGAGAGGAAGACTTAGCACTTTCAGGTGATTATATATCATCCACAAACAAGATACATTCTTGGGTGTCTGAAGTCATTTTGGACCAGCTTATGCTGGATTTGGGTGAAAATATTGATAAAAGGATCTTAGATCTTATACCGAATTTCATGTCCAAACTTAAAGAGATGATGCTTAGGGCTCTCACCAAACATATATTTGTTGATGAAGCCGGCAATGAATTACCGCAGACCGAAGGTCAGCTTATGGGTAGTATTGTCTCTTTTCCTTTCCTCTGTATAGCTAATGCTGCATTATGTCGCCTCTCTTTGGAGGAAGATACATTTAATACAAAATCTTTTAAGATTAATGACAATTGTCACGGAGTCCCCATACCTTGTTTGGTTAATGGAGACGATTGCCTCTTACGAGGTTCTGTTAAAAGATTACGTCCCTTATGGGAATCGTTTTGTAGCATAGCTGGTCTATATTCAAGTTTAGGAAAAACTTATTTTTCACGTACATTTTGTACCATCAATTCCACAATTTTTGAGTGGTGCCCTACATCTAATCGATGGGTTGAATCCAAGTATATAAATCTTGGACTAATGATGGGAAGAAAACGTTCCACTGCTTCCTCTGGAAATTATCAGAGTTACGGGATGAAAGGACATCAATTGGGTATAATAGCCCGTGAGCTCAAAAGGAGCTGTCCTCCCGAGTGGTGGTTACGAGTGAAATCTCGGTTTATATATCATAATAAGCGAGTTCTCGATATTTATCCTGGTATCCCCTGGTTTTTACCAGAGTGGTTAGGTGGCTATGGTCTACCGGTTGATTTCAGTAATGAAATCAGTGAAACCGATAGAAAAGCAGCAACTATTATTAAAATGTTGCTTAATCATGATAATGATTATAAGCCTGTTTTACCAAAGGATATGGACATGTGGTTAATGCATAACCTCGTTATGAGGAATCTCCGTAATAATACTAGGTTAGAACCTATTCATTATCGCAGTGCGATTGTAGGAGATGTTTGTGTTAACTTTGAACATCATTGGAATAAATTATATAAATATCTTACGATCGATTTGTTAGAAAGTACTCCTTTGGAAGAACTCTATCAAATCCTTAATAAAGATAATTCGGCCAAAAAGGCCATGTTCCATAATGTAGATGTTCATGCATATGCCCGTCATAAGATTCATTTATTGAATCCAGAACCTATGAATGATTCCGATATGACTTTCGAGAATAAGGATCTAGTGATCCCTTGTTTTATAAAAGATTTCGACAGCTTTATTGAGCTGGGATGGGGTGATACCACCATCTAAATTATTAAGATCGAAATCCAGCGGAAGGAAAACCGCATTTACCCATAAAGGGGATTTAAGATGTTATTTTTAGGACCGAACCTCTCAGTGCGAGTAGCGTTACAACCATAGTGAGTTATATGTCTCACGTTTGTGGAAGATGTAACAATGCGATAAGCCTCATGTTCGGACGGATCTTAG